GGTACAAATGGGAGTTGGGTCTGTATTTGTTTAAGTGGGTTATAGGAATTGAACTGTATCGATGACCCACGATGAATTATTAGCTTTAATTTACAGGTATTCCGTAGGCAGATCCATGCTTGATGGCATGGCGTGGGACGCTGTTCATAAAGTGGTGGAACTACACAAGCCTTATGATTCTACTATTGGACTAGCTTGCACTGAATGTAGTGGTGAAGAGATAATCCCATATCCTTGCGAAACTATCCAAGTTGTAGAAAGGGAAATGCAATGAAAGCCAAGCCTAGCGAGATTAAGAAGATGGCAGCTTTGCTTGATGAAGAAGCAGACTCAAGCGAGGATATGGCTAAAAAGGTCTGGGAATTGGTAGAGGAACTAACTGTCAAGCGCGATCAATACATGGCCGTAGCCGTCTACCCAAGCCTACAAATGGCTATTGCTGTCGGTCCTTACAACACCATTAACAACCTTAAAAAAGATTATGCCAACCACGTTGGACAGGTTGATGATGGCTATGGTATTATTGCAACTGTTCGCGATCCTGCCGCGCTATAGTGTCGCTTATCACGACACGCCAAAGCCCCTGTGTCCTATCCACGGGGGTTTTGTGCTATATTAATCATGTTGGCAACCGCCAACAAGGCTATGGTTTAGCATAAAGGTACGCATAAAGAAAGCCCCACCCGTGGAAAAGTGGGGCTTTTTATTTATCTCTTTGGGTTATCGGTTGTATAAAACCCAGAGCCGTTAAACTTTACTGGCGGTGAACCAAAGATCCTGCGCATACCCATGCCGCAACAAATTGGATCTGGTCCTTCTTCAAACATAGAACGTTCAACAGTTGTTTCAATGTTGCACACTTGGCAACGATAGTCATAATGAGCCACTAGTCTTCTACCTTTTTCTTTCTCAGCCATGGATCTTCTCCGCCCAATTCTTTAGTAAGTCTACGTATGGCAGCCTTAACCTTGCGCTCTGCAGATGACTTGGATATTACCAAACTTTCAGCGATCTGGTCGTAAGTCATAGCTTCTACGTACTTCATATGGAGCAGGAGTTGATCGTCTGGCTCTAATTTATCTTTAGCCTTGCGCACATCAAAGAGCGAGATAATGTAGTTACCACCCTCAGCAGGGTTGCCACCACCACTTACCTTCTCGCCAGTCGGGTTGGTTGTAGGAACAGTATCTTTCCAAACAAAAGGTAGGAGTTGCTCTAATACTTCAGCAGAATAAAAAATTTCATCTCTTACTTCATACCCAACCGCTTGCGCTTTAGCTCTGCGACAATACTTATCCGCATGGCGTTGAAGAGTTTTGGCAAGCATCCTAATACCAACGCGATAATCTTCAGTATCTTTATCATGGTCAAGCCACTCTTTAACCTTCGTCTCGCGCCGTAAGACCCAGACGATAAGTTCATTCTTAACATCGCTTGCATCAAAGTAAGTTGTGTATTTGCGGTGGACTTGCCTGGATACTGTATGGGCAATCTCTTGCGCTTCATCTAACCAAGTCAATCTAATTCCTCTGGATCGTGGAGAAGGTTTTGTGGCACTGCATAGCATGGTACTGGCATGTTTGTATCCCAGAACTGATCTTGTATCCCTTCCCAGCCCCAGAGCCAGCCTACGATAAGCGCTCTATAGTGCCCATCTACAGTTACAAAAAAATATCTGCGGTTTTTATTGTCATCTGGTTGGAACAAGAGCTTGCCATAAGAGTATGCCGTTGAGCGTACTTCAAACTCACCCACGTCTCCACTCTTGCGATCAGCAAAGAGGGTAGTAGGAAACTTATCTTTCCAGCGGCCAACTGCAATCTCAGCAATTACGCCATTAATCTCACGAGCAATAGCTTCTGGCCATGTCTTACTTATCTTAGACCAGTCGTTACCCATATCACGATTAAAGTTGTAGCGTTCTACTGCTTCAATCGTTGCATAAGTTACGTCAGCAATACTAAGTTTTACTTCTACCAGCGCCATACCTTACCATCCACTGTAAATGAATTGTTTACAATAGGTACAAGTTGTGGCATAACAGTCTGTCCATCTACATGGAGCAAACCAAATCCTTTATTCCATGTGAATAGGCCTGCTTTAATGTAACGAGCATGCTTATAATCCATAAGGTTACCAACTTCCATGCCCCACACAGTGCGAGTCTTACCAGACCAGCCAGTGGTGTAATGAGTTAGACCCATGCGGTGCGTGTGACCACACACAATAGACATACCGCTGCGCTTAGCAAGACCAAGAGCAGTGGCACCAGCAGTTGGTTGCACGTTACTCTCATCACCATGTACAAGCAGCCAATTCGGTGCAAGTTCAAACGGTTCTTTGTGATAGGTTATGCCAAGCTGGGGTAGTCTTAAAAAGTTTTCTAATTCAAGTTCAGGCAATCCTAATAGTCCTGGAGCCTTGCTATTAATCTTGTTGTATAAACGATCTGAGTGATTACTGCGAGAGATATGCTGCACTTGCAGCTTCTTGAGTATCTCTACTGTAATGTCGCGGTGCTTACCAAGATCATACTTCCACTCTCCACCACGTCCTTCTTCCCAACGGGAGATTTGCGGTAAATCAATTTCATCACCAACAGATACTACGCTGCTTGGCTTGTACCACTTAATGAAACTAGCAATAGCATTGACTGCCTTCTCATCATGGTAAGGTGCTTGTAGATCTGATATTACTACTACACTTTTCACTCTTTAGGCCACGCCCCGTCTAGCACCATTAAAGCAATAGCGCTATAGTTTAATAGGTCTAGGAAACTATCTCTAAGTGACTCGTTCTCTGGAGCTGCGTTGTTGTCGACAAGGTTATTGATCCGCGCAAGTTTATCCCACATGCGCACACGTAAGCCGTTAAGTGGACCACCAGGAGCTTGCGAAATGTTCTTTGGTCCGTAGTCAGCATGTTTCTTGAGCAAGAGATTACCTGCCCCATCGAACACTTGCCACATGGAAACAACAAAGTCGTCTGGTTCATTGGTCACTTGTATCTTCTCTGTCATTCGGTCTACCCTTCGGTATGTTGCGCTGTCCTTTGTATACATAATTCTTAGTCTTAGGATCTATATCATAACAGACAAATGCCGTATGTGTATCAAAATACTCATATGGTACTTCAATCGTGTCGAGTACCCAGAACGCTAGCGATACACGTCCACCATCATAAGGTCCGCCTATAAATGTTGGATCGTATCCGCGGCTCATTTACTTTCCTGAATAAGTGATACGGTGATCTTGCCGCCTGTGTAAGCATCATATTTACTAGCGATTTGTAGGGCTTTTGTGACTATTTTACGGGCTTTTGCAGCGTCATCCACCAAGCCACCAGCCAGAGCTGCCATAGCGCCAAGAGCAAACTTCTCGCCACTGCCAGCCACGTACATGTTATCTACGCTGCGCTCCCATGAGTAGTCCTCATTGATGCAATAGACCTTGCCCTTAACTACTACGATAATAATGTTGTCATGCTCAACTGCTGCTTCTGCCTTGCTAAACTCATAGCCTGCGTCCAAGAAAGCCTTGCGAATTGATGGAATAAGTTGACGAGTAACGTACTTATCTATGTCCTTGCCATTGACGTTAGGCACAATAAAGTCATGCTCAAGAATGTTAATGCCGCGTACTGAACCTGCCATCGCAAAGACCACGTTATTATTTCTAAAAATTTTTCCGTTGGGAATGTTGATCGAAAACCCATCTTCACTGGAAGATTGCGAGTCTGCCCCAATCATTACCCATTCGGGTCCTTCAATGCAGGCGATAGTTGTCATGCCGCTAGTCGCTCATCAAACCAGTCTTTGCCATGCGCTAAGTATAGATCATTAACGTCCTGATTGCCTGGTAATCCTACAATAACTGCTGACGGCAAGTCTTCCTTGATCCGTTTAGCCAGCTCTTGACCAGGGTTACGACCATCATCTTTTATGTCGTTGTCTGCAAATATTAAGATTCGCGTATACGGTTCAAAAAGTTTTGGAAAGTGGGCTTTCCATTGAGATACGCCAGCAACCCCAACAGCAGGAATACCAACACAACCAGATAGAACAATCGTGTCAATTTCCCCTTCGCAGATCGCAATTGTGTCTGAGTGTTTATGTAGATCTTGAACATTAAACAATCCAATCTTCTGCCCTGTGGGCCATAGGTACTTGGGTGTGCCGTTGTCTAGTCTGCGAAACTTTATTCCAACAACGCCAGAAGGAGTAAGGTAAGGAATACTAAGCATCCCCACTGCATGCTCGTGACCAACGCTAGGATCTACCACGCTTCCAAGACGGTAAGAACTTGCCACCTGCTGGCTTATGCCGCGAGCCTGTAGGTAGGACAGAGCCAGCGGACTTATGTGGTCTGCGTATCTCTCTGTTGCTTCCGTTAGCAAGGCTTTCTGCTCTGCGTTTAACATCCTTAAACTCCTTAATGTTTTCCTTGCGAGCTACTAGATCGTATACATCACCTAGCAACTGACAAACCAAACAGTTATATTGCTGTTTATCTAAATTGTATGCTGCGCTTGCGTGGCTATCGTCATGGACAACACACTTGCAAGCAACCCAACCGTAACGCTCTTGAACCTGTAATCCATACGCTTCAAGTATAGCGCCAAGATCGGGTTTATTTGTCATGGAAACTAGCCCACTGATCCAATGTTTGAATGACCCAAGCATCTTCAATGCCAGCCATGCGGCGTTTAACAATAACGTAGGATGGTGGAGCTTCTTCAAGTCCACGTGCCTTTGCATAATTCTTTGCTTCAGTAGTTGCTTGTCGCCAAAACTCTGGCAACTGCATCTTTGCTGTTGCTTTTAATTCAAAGACATAGGGCCTGCCCGCGACTATGAGAACTAAATCACCCTCGTCATTAGCCCCTGCGCGAGCAAGCCTTTCTGTTATTGCCTTCGGTAGTCTTCCCCTAAACCACCGAAGAACATCTGTTTCAAATTGAGCGCCTTTGCGCTTACCGTATGTACTCATTAGTAATCATCATCCTCACTAGAATAGGCCCAATCATGTTGGTCGTTCTGTTTGTAGTTCCAGATCGACATACGGGAAGCATCTGTCCACAATGATACATATTGTTTACCACTGGCGCTGTTCTTTGCAAATCGGTTTTTAACCGCAGCAATCCTAAACTCACCATTCCATGGCAAGAGCGCAACAGTAATAACCATCTCGGGGAGTTGGGAGATTTTACCCTGAATTGACTTACGACTAGGTGGCATATCTGGCTGACCTTCACCTTCACTGGTGTGGTGCAGCAAGAAGACTGCCGCTTCAGTCTCTCTAGCTATATGGTGCATAGCCTTGGCAATCTCGCGTAGTCCAGACCATTCGTTCTCGTGCATAGATACTACGTTCATAGCATTATCTACAATCAGAAGGTGTGGGTACTCGCCATATGCTTCAGCATAAGCCTGTATAGATAAATCAATTTCATCAAGAGTGGGGGATGGGGCAAAATCAAATTGAAGGTGCTTAATGCTTTCCAATTGCTTTGAGTAAAACTCTGTGCCTTCTGGTGTAGCAAATCCTTCTTCAACGGTGTTTACCTTATGGCCACTAATCATGGCGGCAGATCGTATCGCAGTCGTATAAGCGTCAGTATCAGCACTAATGTATAGCGTTGGTACTTGCATATGAACAGCAAAGTGCAGAGCTAACAACGACTTACCAGCGTTAGGTGCGCCAGCAATCATTGTTAGTTGACCACGCCTAAACCTTATTCCCTCGTTCTGTAGAACGGGGAAAAGGTCAGGTAAAATAGCGTGATCATTTGTAGCCTTTACTGCTGCCTGGGATAACGACAGCATCTAAATACTATCGGTTGAACTTAGGTGGGCATTGATCTGGTGTGCCCTTTGGTGCTGGGCAGAAGTACCCACTCCAAGGCTTACCAGTTGCTTCCTTAACGCCACTACGGGCAACCATTTGACCATGCTTACATGTGTGATCAGCGCCAGCAGGTGCAGCATGTGCAGACTTAGCAGCCCATACAGGCTCATCTACAACTGTTCCGCCAAGTGCTTTAGTTGCGTAAGCAACGTTTGCGCCATTCTGTAATTCCCCGCCAGTAGCGAGAATAAGTTGTGCTAGATCACTGATTGACTGAAGGTTTGCTTCAAGTTCAGCCTGTGAGTCTGCGTATAGATTGATCAGTGTTCCATCAGCCAACTTAAAGTTGACTTGGAGCTTTGTTTTATCTGGTGCTGCCATTTGTTTCTCCTTGTTTGTTGTTGTTTGTTTGTAAATTTATTTGTGCCAGTGGATCTACTGTGTGAGCAAGGCTGCCACCAATAGCGTAACAATACTCTTTCACGCCACAACTTCCACATAGCATATTAATATTGGGTAAAAAAATTTCTGCCTGAATACCCCGTTCAAACTGGGTAAAAAGTTCTGTAAGAACAGCTATGGACCACAGGTCTAACCCTGGGCTTGGCTCAAGGATAGCCTCACGTGCCTTGTAGTAAGCACCATGGGCTGGTCGTATGCCGTAGCGCATCTCAACACAGGAAGCGTACACACCCAGTTGCATAGCAGAGTCTGGTGTATAAGATCCTGTCTTCAGATCCACCACGGTCAATGAACCATCTTCATTCTCAAGAATTAAATCTGCATAAGCAACAATGCGCACATCGCCAAACATTAAATCAAACTTCATTTCAATGCCAGGAGTGCCATCTGGTGCTATCCAGACTTTCCACTTGTTGTTGTTAAAGGACTGTACAAAGTCCTCAAACATTTTAAGACCGTTCTCATCCCACCAAACCTTGTTCTCTTTGTCAGGGTTTGCTTTGGATGAACGTCCGCCAACACGCCAGTCAACTGGGTTAGTGCCAGTCTTATGTTCAACAGCACCTATCTCAGAAAGAAACGAGTGCTCCCAAATCTCTTTAAGGTCAGTCAACCTTTTGTCCTATCACTATCTCTTGAGCCTTCTTCAATCCCACAATGGTAGCAGGGTTAGTCTCATTAAGTATTTCCTTAGCGATCATGTCGCCAAGAGCCTTGCGCATAAGAATTTCAGCTTCAACAAAAGCCTTTTCAAATGCAGTCTTAGTAATTATCTGTGCGCGTTTTTTTCCCATTTAGCACTCATCATCTTCCCAGTGGACCTGAAGACAATCCTCTTCATAGTGACCAAACTTCTTAAAAAATTTTTCTTCAAAGTATTCATCTGGAATACTTTTGGTTGCTAGCCATCCAATGCGGCTAATACCTTCACCAATCTTTACAAAAAAAGATTCAATGAAGCAGCGAATAGGATATGTTTTTTCAATCATTAGTGTCCCCAATCTGGCATAGGTGCCTGCGCGAGAGATGAGCATAGCACACACTGCATGTCTAAGAAATAAAAGCCAATCGTGTCGTCTTCAGCAAACTTAACTTTCACATGCCACGTATCGGACCCACATGGGCATATACGGATCGGGCCAAGGCTTGTGTAATCTGCCTTCTCCCCATAAAGAACCACAAGGTTCTTGATAGGAGTTGGCTCATTTTTTTTCTTGCGCATCGAGAACCTCACGTAAGTAACGTTCACATGCTGTGTGAAATGCTGACCCGCCTACAAACCACCAAGCTGGTTCGGTCTGTACGGCAAAGCCGCGCTCTAGTTGCCATGCTTTTCCACAACGCACCCATGATGCGAATGAGGAAAACGATCTGTGATTTATCTTTGTCTCTGTTTCCATAGGTGAAGTGTAGCACGGCCCGAGATAGGGTTTGCCTATGAGTCGAAATGAGACACGCCAGTGGCTCTCGATTTGACAGAAATTTTTTCCTATGGCTAGACTACGAGCGTAAGCACGGGAGCGAGTTTAACCAAAGTATGCGACGCGGCTCCGCTGATAGCGTCGCCTTTAATATAAGCAAAATTGCAAAAAAAATAAACCCCCCGCAATTAAGCGAGGGGCTATTTGTTATTAAGTTTTACTTGGTGCTAGCAGGCACAATCTTGTGATCTACTGGCGGTAGTGTTTTATTGAGTAGTGAGTATGGGTTGATGCGAGCCACGATTGGACCAAGCACACCAACAAGAGCAGCCCAAGCAACATGCTTTAGGTGGTGGTTGCCAGTTTGCCAGATAGCAATAGCGGCTACACCGAATGAGATGATGTAATGTTCTACGAGTGACTTGCTGATCTTCATTGTATCTCCTATAGGTAGATTAACTTGTCCACTTTGGTCGCCCAAAGCCGACAATAAATACTACCATCTTGCGCTTGTTACTTGCTTGGTAAGCGCGTGTCTTGAGACACACTTCTCCGCCATTGGCTTCTGATCCAGTCTTGCCATCAGGGATTGTGTTGCCC